GCCGGGTCGCGAGGCCCTATATTTCCAGAACCGGTCCCACCCTAGGCTTTACCAGGGAGGGTTTGGTGCATTCGCACCCTTTTTGCGCCACCTGTTCACTGCTTACAATAGGGCGGTCGCGGCTAAACGCGCTGCACCACCCATCGCACCGAGCTCCATAACATCCTCCGCCAGCTCCTCAACCCCGTGGCCAGCACTGGACATCTCCCGGCAGACACTGTTCCATACCCCGTCTGATGTCGTATCATGATGGGAATGGGAAGCGACTGCGGGGTTACCTGGATCAAAACGCACCCTCCACTCCACGGTTATCAAAAATTCCAAACTCTGCGGGGTGAAGAAAGAAATGAAACGAGCGCGAAGCTCATCCCAAGGCACCGAACTCCCACCGTAATTGAACTGCTGGTTCGCCCGGCCCATGGCAAACATGCCATCCGCGGTCTGCAGCGACGAGGGGTTCATGACCTGCACCGTAAGGGCAGCTGGTACTACCTCAGCAGCCTGAGATAGCTCAGCCAAAGGAATGGGAATGGGACGGGTGTTATCAGTCGCGTTGACTGCATTAGATGATACCACGCCCTCAACCCCACACCAATTGTACCAACTGGTCCCGTTCGAAAACGGCACAAACATTATGAAGTTGGCCGAAGATGACCAAAGACGTGTCGTGCGAATGACTGAATATGGACCGACTGCACGGGGCAAACCAATGGTGCGCGGCACACGCGCATCCAACGATTTAATGCACGCACGCAGCGTACCACCCGCACTCTTGGTGCCAAAATTCCGCCGCGGGGCAGCCATCGCTGCCTGAGCCAATGCTTTCGTCGCATTTCTCCTTGTGGCAGGCTTCGATTTCAAATCCCTCTTCACACGACGCAAATCGCGCGCAAGCTTCTTCGCTCGCATCGTCTTGGCCATTCTCCTTGAAGAATGTACACTCGGATGAACACTCCGGTGACGTTTTTGGAAAACTGTACACGTCTCAAGCGGGAGTCGCTTCACAGGGTCCACCCAAATGCAGCCAACCGAGCCACACGTGCGCCGACCCTGGGCAAAGTCTGGCCCCGCCCACGGCGGGCATGGACCAAGCCTGCACTGTACAATGAAACCACTATTTTTATTTATCTTGGGGCTTCGTATCGTGCATCGTCACTGATTTCTATACACACCGATGTTCTCTAATCACGCGGGTCAGACAAGCCGGAACAAAGGGGTTCCCCTGCTGGCTCTAACAGTGGTCGGTGACCGGTTCCTCACAATGTCGAAGCTCTAACCGCGTGCTCGATAGCATCACCCGGAACGCCGGGCCTCGGTACCGTAAACCATTCAACACAGGACGGGTAGCCAACACACCACGCATTACTGCTTGGTGACCAGCTTCGACTTCTCCTCGTTCCCTCTCCATCTGTGCCGGTCTAAAAACCGATCGGCATCATATGTGGGGCATCAAGAGGTGCCTACCGCATTGCCCGTCTCGGGTATGGGAATTAAGGGAGGCCAATCCCAACCGGGGGTGAAATCCAGTTTCCCAAAGGCCTTCACCTCAGGCGCAGAGCTTAGTACGCCACTCAGGCTCTCACCACACTCACAGTGAAAAGTGTGGCAGAAGAACAAGGCTGACTAGGGGTGCGGCCCCCTTCAGTGCACAAGCTCGGATGAGACGGTAAAATCCCCCGGACTCACTGATGCTTTGACCAGTAGTCGCGTAGTGTGCACAGCGTCATCTCCGCCAGGGGCATTTCCTCCCCCGACGCTCCCTCCAAATTCTATGCAACCGCGCACGAAGGCGCGGTGAATTCGTCTGTCTGGCTTCCTACATGCTGCCGCCCTCCCGCCATGCGGTGGGGACGGAGCGTGCGAACTCATCATGCTGATCGACAGCGTCCAACTGCCAGGCGTACCGGCAAAATGCTTCCAATTCATCATCGGACGCTTGATATCCCAGAGCCTCTAGGAAGGCTTGCTCCTCTACCACCGTCACCGGCCCGTTCTTCATCTCAACGGCAATCCGAACCTTGGCGGCAGTCATGCCTTCCTCGCCCACTGCACGCATGCTCATCTCCCGGTCCTCGAAATCTGATGAGTCTAACTCATTTGCGTAGGCCAGGTACTTACGCGACAAAGTGGGCACACGCCCCGCAAAGTCTGATGCCCTGGCCAACGCGGCAGCAGCTGCAATGGTCTTGATCGTCTTATAATCACCTTTCCGCACCGCCTCGATCATGGCTGGTGAACATGAAACAGCTCCCTTGAGCGCCCTAGGAAGTTCGGGACAAAACACACCAGTAGGAACCACACACCCTGTTTTGGACCCTGGGTCCGTTTCGGTGAGCCCAATGTGGCAACCAACGATTGTACCCCTCTTCTTGGCAAACACCCATTTCATGTTGAACCCTGCTCGGTTCCAGAATGCCAATGCGGAAATTGAAGCTGTCACGCTTGTGTTGGGAACACGGTACTTGTCCCCCAATTCCGCTAAGGTGATCGCACCGGCAAGCAAAGCGGCTTCGTCCTCCTCTGAAACTTGGCATAATTTCGGGCTGGTGCTGGCGCCTGAGTCATCCCCCTCAAAGGCCCCATAAAACCAGCGACGTACGCCTGCCACGTCCTTTGCCCACCTAGCTTCCGGATTCAGGAAGACATCCGGTTCTTCAAAAAGTGCACACACCCACATGGTGAAATTTATCCACCAATTTAGCACACTTGTCCCGCGATGCCCTGAACGGCGGATCGCGGTGATCTCAATGTGCATGGTCTCGTGGTACTTCTTGAAGAACAATTTCAATGTCTTCTGCTGGTTCGCCTTGTCGTGGATCTCCGCCCACGAAGCCGGCTGTATATACGATTGAGCCAATATCTTACTGATATGCTCAAGTATGGGGTTCTCTATTGCGCCGCGGACATCCACGCCACACGTTGTGTCCCATGCAGAACCATCCCCCTCCACAAACGTGCATCCGGCTTTTCGTGCAGAAGTCGGTGGAAGCATGTGCCCCAACAACCGCTCCATTGCCTTAGCCTTTGACACATGTTTGATGGAATGCTCCTCCATTGTCTCGAACAACAACTCCTCCATACACTTGACTGCAGCCAAGGCCAGCACCTGCCCCTCATCACCATCAGCAATAAGGAAGCGTGGCGCTTTCCCTTCTGGCATGTGCTCTGCCTTGACTGCCGTCTTGAACTTAAAGCGGGGTTGAACCTGCCCAAGCAAACTCTCAAAGGTACTCACGAAGCGGGACTCGCTCCACTTGCCAGACCTCATGTCTTCTAGGGCAAAGTGCTTTTCAAACCAAGTCCGAACACGATCCGTGCTAAACATGCCTTTGGGTCCCATGGATGCATGAATAAACTTACCCACCTTCTGTTTGTCAGCTTTGGTCCAAGTGCACGGCTTCATCTTCTTAAACAGACGCTCTTGCACACCTTGGCTGACATTGTCTTTACTGTTCGTATACACATTTGGCAGATCTGAAGTGGGCGCCACAACAACTCCCACATCTGGGAATCGTTCTTTCGGCACACTCTTATCAAAATCTTGCCCCAGCACAACGACAACTTTCTTGTCATCGATAATCTGAATCCGGTACCTTCCATGGTCTTCCATGGTAACGCGCGCGGCCTGTTCCTCGGCACGCACTGCTAAATCCGCATTTTCTTGCGGCAAGGCCCTGGCCTCCGCGTCCTGTGACACAGAGGGATCCGCAATCTCATCACTCTTGGACACCACCTCGGCTTTGGGCACGAAACTTTCAATCTCGGCCGCCTTGATGGCTTTTGGTTTCTCCTTAGTTACTATGCACCTTGACCCAACCCATTGCAATGTGGTCTTGTATCTCTCAGTGAGATTGTACACACAGTAACCTATTGCGGCGGTAAGGGAAGCACCCGCAAAATGCAGCTTCCAAGATCTCTTCATCAGGGCGCAAAATGCCTGTCCGACCAAACCGGCCAAGAAGAGTACAGCGTGGAATCGTGCCCCGCTGCTTACCTCACCCGCTCGCAGATAGCGAAGCACAAGTTCTGGTGCCAAGGCCCGACAGGCGACATCTTCCAACCCTCCGGTTTTCCAAAGTCGCGCTGCGGATTGCTCCAAACTGCCCCTCAAAACCTGCTCCTTGGCGGCAGCTGCAATATTCTGCCTGCCAGTGGCATTGAGAGCATTAAACTCGTACTCCGTAAGTTTCACCTTAGTGCTCCTTAAATATCCAAATATGGAAAGTCCCAGAGACACGTTCTCCCAAGTAGTGATTTGCCATGAGCCGGCCCTGTTCCCTGCAACCTCACGAAGTTCCAGGGGGGTCTCGTAGGCCCATGCCGTGCCAGATGGCACACTAGAAAGCATGCCGCGACAAAGTTAGTTGATTACCAAACAAGCGGGGAATAATGTAGCCAGGCCAACTTGCGTCGACCCCCCTGGATTCCAACCCAGAGATTACCGTGACCGTCTCAAGCGGGAGTCGCTTGAGC